ATCTGCCTATGAATGAAGCCACTGTAATTGCTTCGGTTGCTTTCCAGTATGGTGATCTTGAGTCAAGAACTCCTAACTTCTGGAATCAAGTTACATCTGGTGACTGGGAGTCTGCTGTTTCCAACTTAAATGATTTTGGAGACAGATACTCAACTCGTCGCAGAAGCGAAGCACAGTATTATGAATCAAAAAAAAAGACTAAAATAGAGTCGCCATATTCTGAAATTAAGGTTCCTGATTGGTGGATGGGCAAAGAGCCTTCCCTAAAGCTTAATCAAGAGCCTGACGTTCCTCTAAGCCCTAAAGGCATACTGCCTGAAGAAAAGCCAGCAACTAGCTATGATCCAGCTAATATATCCGAGATTATACGTCGTGATATTGATGAAGTTGGGCCTGTTGCTGAGACTCTTCGTAAGAACGAATTTGGCGAAGCTAGTCCATTGTACTTCAATGAAAACTCATCTCAGATATGGGCAGCAGCAATGCGCCAGTACAATCCTGTTGTTGCGCTTCGTGACTACATTATGGATCTTACTGTTGATGATTATGAAGAGCCGGGATTTGACCCAGCTATGGATCCAAGAGTTGAGGAAATGCCTGAGCTTCGTTGGAGAGCTATGCATGCCAAAAGCTCTCAAGAGATTGATAGGATTGTAGATAATCTTCAAAAGGAACGTTACGATCAGGATATTTTGTCTTCTTCCGATTCAGGTGTTGCTAGCTTAACTGCTTCTTTACTAGCTCCATCTACATTGGCTCCTATGGCTCCTCTTCGCTATATGCAAGCAAGCTCGCTTCCTAAACGTTTTATAGGCGGTGCTGCTTTTAGTGCGGCAGCTGTAGCTCCTGAGCAGTTAGTTTTAAATGCAGCAAGAGAAGACAGAACCTTAACTGACAGTGTTGTTGCACTAAGTTTGGCTTCTCTTATTGGCGGTACTGCAAACGCTGCTTTTGGAAAATATGTTGGTAAATCAATCTCTAAGCGAAGAGCAGCAAGAGAAGCTTCTTATGAAGCCAAGTATACAGAAAATGTCTATGAATCTGCTGGTGCATCGGTATCACCAGAAAGAGCGAGGCAGACAGCTTACGCAACCATGGAACGTGATGCTGCAAAAGAAACAGGCGTTAAGCTAGAGAAGCTTGGATGGAATCCTGTGTTTCGTATGCTAAAAAGCAATAATCCTATAGTTAGGGGGCTTGCTGGTGAAATGGTTGACATGGGCGGCATCATGACAAAGCGAGTTGATGAGGAACTTGCTATGGGGCAGTCTGTAGAAACAACATTTAGAACTCGTTATTTATCAGAGCTTTTGGAAGCCGTTAGAAAAAGCGATGAAGCTTACCTTTCCTATCGTGGGAAAGTTGCAAGTGATAGCGATATTGTAAGGTCTTTTCAAATACTTGGCTCTCAGGTTAAGGACAAGTTTTCTAGAACATCAGAGTATTTATCTGAAGTTGACTTTAGAGTTCGTATTGGCAAAGCAATGCGTCGTGGAGATCTTGATGAGATTGGCGATGCTGCTTCACCATTTGTTACTCAAGCTGCTGTTGCTGCAAGAAAGCAATTTAATCTTATTAAGAAAGAAGCGGAAGAAGTTGGTCTGTTTCAAAAAGAAATCCAGAAAGCAATAGACAACGCAAGAGCTTCTGGCGATGAGGCTATGGTAAGGCGTTTGACCGCAAAACTAAGACAGGTACAAAGCCAAGGCGTATCTGTAAACACAGCTGCAAGCTACTTGCCAAGGTTGTACCGTGTTGATCGTATAATGAAAGATCCGCAAGCATTTGTTTCAATAGTTCGTTCTTGGCTTATTGAAACAAAGGGTCTTAGCAGAGAAGAAGCTCAGTCTGTTGCTGATGAAATTTTTGATTCGGTGACAAAGAGCAAGCCATATCTTGATGTTAACACAGGAGATCTTGATGACTTGTTATCTCCGTCTAGCTCAAAGATGCGTACTTTTGAAATACCAGATGAGCTTATAGAAGACTTTCTTGAGAGTGACGTTGAGGTTTTGCTGCGGCATCACACTCGCACAATGGGCATGGACATTGAAATTGCCAGACGTTTTGGCGACATTGATATGAGAAATGTCATTGATAATGTTACCTCAGAATATAATCGTTTAATTGACGAAGCTGCTGATATTACAGAAAAGCAAGCATTAAGAAAGCAGCTAACCGATGATCTTCGAGACATTCGTGGTTTGCGTGACAGATTGCGTGGCACATATGGAGCATCTAAAGACCCACATGCTATGAGCAGTCGTTTTGTGAGAACAATGAAATCATTTAATGTTCTTGTTGGCATGGGCGGTGCGATGGTGTCATCAATACCCGATGTTGCAAGAATTGTTATGGTTGAGGGATTTGAGCAAGCTTATGGCAAGGGCCTTAAAGTTCATTTTGGAAGGCAATCTACTCAGATAAACAGGTTATCTAAGAACGAACTTAGAAAAGCTGCTGTTGCTGCTGACGCTGTTCTTGGTTTAAGAGCACATGCTTTTGCGGATCTTGGTGACGTTTTTGGAAACAGGTTTGCTGTAGAACGTGTGTTAAACGCAAGCACTGGCGTAATGTTTTTGCTTAATGGCCTTAATATTTGGAATCAGACTTTAAAGGAATTTGCTGGAAACGTTACAATGCTTCGTATGACAGAAGGTATAATGAAGCCTTGGGAAAGACTAAGCAGATCTGACAAAGAAAAGTTCTTAAAGAATGGCATAGATCAGCAAGCTCATATGCGTATGCAGCAACAGATACGTCAGCATGGTGAACAGTTTGATGGCGAGTGGATGCCTAATACTGATTCTTGGACTGATCCAACTATGCGTTTAACTTTTAGGAACGCATTAAATCAGAATGTTGAGCGTATTATTATTACTCCTGGGGCTGGTGATAGAGCTTTATGGACATCAACAGAGTTTGGCTCGTTGATTACTCAGTTTAAGTCATATGGTCAGGCATCTAATGTTCGTATGCTTACTTCTGGTTTACAAGAGCGTGATGGTGCTTTTTGGCAAGGCGCATTTCTTCTTGTAGGTCTTGGCGCAATGGTTAATGAGTTAAAGCGCAAACAGTATGGTATTGATCGCAAAGAGACATTTGATGAAAAGCTTATCAATGCAATAGATCGTAGCGGTATTACTGGTTACTTTATGGATGTAAATAATGCTGTAGAAAAGCTTAGTAACAATCGTCTTGGATTACGCCCATCTTTAACAGATCAGCGTTCATATCCTATGCCTACAGGTGCAAAGCTAAGTGCTACACTAGGCCCTACTGCTGGTAACATAACAAACCTTGCTGGTATTATGACAGATGTTATAACAGGGCAAGCAGATCAAAAGACTGCTGATAGCCTTAGGTTTTTGCAGCCATTTGGAAATCATCCTGTTGGTGATCCGTTTTTTGACTGGGCTTATGGTCAAAACAAATAGTAACTATGTGAATTTAATAGGATAAGCCAACAGAGTATAAGGGGATATTATGGCTACTATATCAATTGCAGATAATGACGCTAGAGTTCAATACACTCAAGCAGTTAACGGAATAGATAATGATCCTAGTCCTGCGGCTACGGAGCTTACTATTGATTTTCCGTTTTTTAACGTTGATGAAATTAACGTAATTAGAACAACGTCTTCTGGTGTAGACACAATTCTTACTAGAGGTACTGGAACAGGAACTTTTACAGTTACTGGTCAAGCCGTTGATGATGGTTTTTCTGGTGGTAATGTTAAGTTGCATGATACAGATGCAGCGGTTGACACTACCTACACAATATTTAGAGACATACCTATTGAGAGAGTCACGGACTTTCCAACATCAGGTCCGTTTAATATTAATGCACTGAATACTGAGCTAGACAAAGCTTTTGCAATTAAGCAAGAACTTGAAACACAATTAAGCAGAACTATTAGGCTTACTGATTCAGATCCTTCTGCTGCTCTTTCTCTTGTTTTGCCAAAAGCGGCTGACAGGTCTGGAAAGTTTTTGTCTTTTGATTCTACTGGTGCTCCTATTGTTACTACTAATGCTGGTAACTACAAAGGCGCATGGTCTGCTGGCACAACATACTCGAATGGCGACACAGTTACCGATACAACTGATAACAATATTTATATTATAAATACTGTTCACACATCTTCTGGCGTGTTGCCATTAACAGCAAACGTAAACTCATCTTATTACACATTGTTTATTGATGTTTCTACAATTCAAACAGTGTTGATAGAAGATTCGGCAACCAAATTGGCAATAGTATTGGGATAAACAAATGGCTAATACCTTCAAACTAAAAACTAATGGGGCTATGCCAGCCAGTGCTGGTACGCCTGACACACTTTACACAGTTCCAGCTTCAACTACTGCCGTAGTTGTTGGCTTGACACTGGCAAACATTCACACAACCTCAGTCACAGCCACAGTGCAAATTGTGTCTACAACTGTTGACGTTGAAACCAACGAGACAGTCAGCGTTGTCAAAGACGTTCCTATTTTGGTTGGTTCATCTTTAGAAACCATGTCTGGCAATAAATATATTTTGCAAGAAAGTGATGTTATTAAAATTGATTGCAGCGTATCTGCCAAGATTGATGCGACATTGAGTGTGATGGAGATAACCTGATGCGGTACATTGGTGCTGACGCAAATACTGCTAACAACCAAGTCTACACTTACACGGCTGCTGGCGGTGAGACTAGCATTTCTGGTGCAGACAATGGCGGTTCAATCCTAGCATTTTCGTCTGGCGCAAACCTGACTGTGCATCTGAATGGCACGTTGCTAACGGCTGGCACTGACTACGACACAAACACAGCCAACACCATTGACAACCTTACCGCACTCTCAGCAAGCGACAGTGTGGTTGTTACTGTTTACCGCTTGTTCAATGGGTCTGATGCTATGCCGCTTGTTGGCGGTACGTTTAGCGGCCCCGTTGACTTTAGCAATTCTGTTGCTGGCACGACTGAGGTAAACGCTACAGTCACAGGCAATGTGACGTTAGACTTTTCTAGGTATCAGAATTTTGTGCTAACGCTTACTGGCAATACAACGCTGGACAATCCCACTACTGAGGTGATTGGTCAGTCTGGCTTTATTACGTTCATTCAAGATAGCACTGGTGGCTATACAGTATCGCTTGACACTGATTACGAGACTGCTGGTGCTGCTGGCCTAACGCTATCATCTACCGCAGACACAACAGACATTGTGCCTTATGTCGTTACGGCAACAGGCCGCATCTTGTTAGGCGCACCGCAACTAGCTTTCGCATAGGAGTTACTATGTCAGGCCCACTAGGTTCAGCCCAATGGATGTACGCTTCTGGCGCAGAAGTCACTCAGCAATCCCTCAAGTTCAACGATGACGAAAGCCAGTATCTAAGCTGGACACCGGCTGCTGCTGGCAACCGCAAGACGTGGACTTGGAGTGGCTGGGTCAAGCGTGGTGAATTAGGGTCAGCAAATCCGCTTTTTGCCGCTTATAATGGAAATGCTGACGCAACATTAACTTACATAGTTTTTAATTCAAACGACAATGTTGAAGTTGTTTGGTGGAACGCAAGCATCAAAACAAATGCAGTCTTTCGTGACACTTCGGCTTGGTATTACATAACAGTTTCTTTTGATACCACTCAAGCAACATCCTCAAACAGGACAAAAATATATGTCAACGGTGTTGAGCAAACATTAACAGGAACATATCCGACACAAAACACAGACTATGGAATAAACAACAATATTCCTCATAGAGTCGGCAATGCTGATTTTGCTTATACTTTTGGCACATTTGACGGCTACCTATCCGACATTAACTTCATTGACGGTCAAGCCCTAGACGCAAGCAGCTTTGGTCAGTTCACTGATGGCTATTGGGAAGCTATAGACTACGCTGGTTCATACGGCACAAACGGTTTCCACCTGACCTTCGCGGATGATGTGGTCAGCGAGGGGTTCAATACAGTTACCTATCGTGGCACAGGGGCTACTCAAAGCATCAGCGGGTTGGGTTTTGAACCTGACCTAGTTTGGCTGAAATCAAGAAACGCCGCACGTTCACACGGATTGTTTGACGCTGTAAGAGGACGTGCAAAAGGCTTCGCGGTAGAAACCACTAATAGTGAATACTCATCTTCTACAGGTCGTGACCTTGTATCGTTTGATGCCGATGGTTTTACAGTTGGAAACCCAGAGAATTTTGGTTCTACAAACACAAGCGGAGATAGCATTGTCGCTTGGGCTTGGGATGCTGGTAGCGGTTCACCTGTCAGCAATACTGATGGGTCAATCACCAGTACGGTCAAGGCAAATCCTAGCTATGGGTTTAGCATCGTTAGCTATGTTGGAAATTATTCTAGCGCAACAATAGGTCACGGTTTATCTTCCGCACCAAAAATGATTTTGTTGAAAAACCGTACTCAAACAGCAGATTGGGTTGTGTATCATTCAGCTTTAAACATAACTGGCAGCGAATATTTAAGGCTTAATCAAACTAATTCAGTTTATTCAAGCAGTACAGTTTGGAATGACACCGAAACTACAAGCAGCGTTTTTTCAACTGGTGCTAACGGTCTGACAAACAATAGTGGTGAAAGCTACATAGCCTACTGTTTCCATTCGGTGGCTGGCTATTCGTCCATCGGGTCATACAGCGGTACAGGTGCGTCTGGCAATGCTGTGACTGGTCTGGGCTTCAAGCCAGCTTTTCTGATGGTGAAACTAGCGACTGGTGGAACTGGTAGTTGGATTCTGTGGGATAACACTAGAGATACAAACGATGCAGATGTGGACAATCCTCTTTTCCCGCATAGTTCTTCAGCAGAGTTTACATCTGGCGGCACATACGACATTCAGTTTGACAGTGACGGCTTTACCATTAACAACAGTTCGCCTAACCACAATGGTTCCGGCGGCACATACATCTATATGGCCTTTGCCGACACACGCGAAGCAGCCTTCTGGAAGGACGTGTCTGGTCAGGGCAACCACTGGA